TGTTTATGCTACGTGACCCACGTATTGGCCCTTCAATTTCTGGTGGTGATCCTTTAAGGACTCCCCTCCAGCAATTTCCGGGGTCTTACATGAGGTCAGTCGATTTAACAACTGCAACAGATAACCATGCCCATAAATGGACACAGTCTATCTACTTGGAGTTGCTAGACCATCTTCCAGAAACCGAGTTTATAACCCGGGTAAGGAAGATAATCCCCTGGCTGTTAGGCCCTAGGCGGTTAATCAAAGATCGGTTTTGGGAGGCTTATGCCGCCGAACACCATCAAATTGATTACCTACTAGACTTTCCAGATAGGGATAGCTCGGGAGGGTTACTCAAGGTCCTTAAAATTGAACAGAACAAGCACGCATTTATGCGGAAAGTTTTGGGCAATGTTGTGGATAATGAGTCTATGACCCAACTCAACATCAACTTTGAAGCTGGAGTTAACTTTGTTAAGGCCAACCCAGAAGAAGGTGTTGGGTATGAGTCACGCTTCGTTAAGAAGAAGACCCCACCCCGAGATGAACAGTCAGATCGTGGGTTTGACACCCTGCTGGACCCGGCACCAGAATTCCCCGAAAGGGTTCAAGACTGGTACCGGAAAACCGGCAGTCTAGGTGAACAATTCCCAGTAACAATCAAAGGAGCAATGATGGGAGAACCAACAAGTTGGCCCGGCCTTGCATTGCTTACCCTTTGGTGTTACGAAGAATCTGTCCCCCCAGAACGGTGGCCCAATATTAGGACCACCGGGGACGATGCCCAGTTCCCTGTTCATATGTTTGAGTCCGATTTATTCACCGCGAAAATTGAATCTCGCGGGGCAATCGTCTCAACAACCAAGGATTTTATTCATAAGGAGTACGGTCTCTATACAGAGGTCCTTACTAAGAATGATAAAACCATTGGTATTGTCCCAATTACTGCACTCGTAGGTCCCCAAGGGGGCTCTAAGGGTACTTGCAACTGGGCCACTGCACCCAACTGTCAATCGGAGAACGCACTACGAGTTAATGCCGTGACCCCCACAAAATTGTGGGGATTATCCCGGTTTTGGCCCGAATGGCGTGCTGCAGTTAAGGCTGGTGTGCCACTTGCGTTTGACTGGTACTTCGGGGGGGTCAATTTCAGCGGGCCAATTAAGGCTGGCTGGAACTGTTTTAACCTCCGTCAGCGTCAGCAATTCGGCAAGTTCTGGGCAGAGAAGTCCTTATTTGAACTCAGCCAAATCCCCTCTATGTGTCCAATAAAGGCACCTTCTAAGGCACCTTCATTGGAGAGGGTCATTACTGAGTCATTTATGGACAACCTTGCCAGGTCCCCTATGGTTGCCAAATTGCCACCTATGATGCGTGATAAGCAACTGGAAGTTTTAAAAACGACCATGTTACCTAAAGCGCTTCCTAGTGTCCTTTCAGGACTTGCGGCAAAATTGTCAACCAATGAGGAGTTCTTTGCAGCCCCAATTGCACGTGACAGATTTATATCTGTACGTGCATATGGTGCTTTCAACGAACAACTCAAGGGGACGGCCGAGCCAGAGATGTATCTGCATGCTCCCAATTTTTGGAAACATGCAGACCGTCTGGCTCGTACACTACAAGGTATCCAAGTGGAACTGCCCTTCAATCGTGCTCCTGGTTCGGGATTTTTCCCTGACATGAAGCGCAAATTGGAGGCTCGTCTCACTTGGAATGTAAGGCCGACTGCCCCGGTTGCTTTCGCAAACGGGTCAGCGATGCCCTTACCTTTTAGTGTAAACACAGGAATAGCAACCTGGGGTATGTTCCAGATTCCTCACCGAAAGGTGACGACTGGACATGCACCACTTAACTAGACCTGTGCCCTTTACCGTGTAGCCTGTATACAGACTACACGGGGTTAATCAG